GAAAGCGGTGAATTCAAACACGGCACCATCGGTGAGCGTGCGGAATCGATCAAGCTGGCCACCTACGGCAAGCTATTCTCGATCACCCGTCAGGCGATTATTAACGATGATCTGAATGCCTTCACGGATATTCCGCGCAAAATGGGGCGTGCGGCAGCCCGCACGGTGGGTGATCTGGTGTTCAGTATTCTCACCAGCAACCCCACGATGAGCGACGGGGTGGCACTGTTCCATGCGACGCATAACAATCTGGCAGGTAGTGGCACGGCAATCACGGCGGCAAGCGTGGGCGCAGGCCGAACCGCCATGCGCTTGCAGAAAGACGGCAAGGCAGTTCTTAATATCCGTCCTTCCTATCTGATTGTGCCAGCGGCGCAGGAAGATACGGCGCGGGTGCTGATGACGTCGGAAACCGATCCTTCCAAAACCAACAGCCGCGTGCCGAACCCGGTGCGCAGCGCGGCGGAAGTGATCGTGGATGCGCGTCTCGATGCCGCTTCGACCTTGTCGTGGTATCTGACCGCTGATCCAAATGTCTTCGATACGATTGAAGTGGGCTATCTCGACGGGATTGCCGCACCGTTCCTTGACCAGCAGGACGGCTGGACGATTGACGGGGTGGAATACAAGGTTCGCATCGACGCGGCGGCAGCGCCGCTGGAGTTCCGCACCCTTTATAAGAATCCGGGCGCGTAATCTTAACCCTATCACCCAACCACCAGCGGCTTATGGCCGCTTTTTTTATGCCTCAAACTCAAGGAGAAAACTCATGGCTAAAAACTTCGTTCAGGAGGGAAAAGCCCTCAACTACACCGCCGGTGCGGATATTCTATCCGGCGATTTTGTGCTGATCGGCACGATTGGCGGCATTGCCAAAACTGCCATTGCCAACGGCAAAGTTGGTGCCGTGCATGTGACCGGCATTTTCAACGTGGCCAAGGCCACCGGTGCGATAACCCAAGGGGCAAAGCTCTATTGGGATAACACCAACAAAGTGCTGACCACCACGGCGAGCGGTAACACCATCGTGGGCGTTGCCGCCGCTGCCGCTGCATCGGGCGATGCAACGGTCGCAATCCTGCTCAATGTGGGGCTGTGATGGGTTTCATGGAGGACATGGAAACGCACCACCAAACCCTGCTTGAAACGCTCGATGGGCGGGAAATCTTTTACGTTCCGCGTATTGGCATTTCCCGCCGCATCACCGGCATGTTTCAGGCCTATTCCGAACTGGTGGATGGGGATTCGGTGGATGTGGTCGCGAACAGCCCGATCCTCTCCATCCGCACGCGGGATATTCCCGAACTCACCACCGGGGATCGCTTCACTATCGACAGCAAGGAATTCGAGCTTGTCGTCATCCGCCCGGATAGTGAGGGCATCACCGAGTTAATGCTGGAGGCCGTATGAGCCATGTTCGCACGCAAATCCGGCAGGCGGTGGTGACGTTACTGCGTAACCAGACATCGGCAGGCAACCGCGTCTATGCCTCGCGGGTGCATCCGCTGGATGATCCTAAGCTCCCGGCCTTGCTGGTGTACACACCGCAGGAATCCGTGGGCAATCCGAGCATGCAGCGGCCACGCACGCAAGCCCGGCAGTTGCAGCTGGTGATCGAGGGATACCTGAAAGCCAGAGGCGAAATCGACGATGACGCCGATCAGCTTGCCGCCGAAGTGGAGCAGCGCATCGCCGCCGATCCTACGCTGGGCGGTTTGGTGAAGGATGCCATGCTCGATGTCACCACCACCCAGCTTTCCGGCGAAGGCGAAAAGCCGATTGCCGTTTTAAGCCTCACCTTTGCGGTGCTTTACACCGTGAAGGAAAACGCACCGCAAATCGCGGTTTAACCACACTCAAACCAAGGAGAATCTTATGGCTACCCACGCAGGGAGCGAGGGGAAGGTCTTTGTCGGATCGTCCCAAGTCGCGGAAGTAAAATCATGGTCGCTGGAGGTCAACGCCGATACGGTGGATGCCTCCATCATCGGCACCGAATGGCGCAAAAACCAAGCCACGATCAAAAGCTGGTCTGGCAGTTTTGAAGCATTCTGGGATGAAACCGACACCACCGGCCAAGGCGCATTGACCGCTGGCGGCACGGTAACGCTGAACCTTTACCCGGAGGGCAACACCACCGGCGATAAGTTTTGGACAGGCAATGTGATCATCACCTCCATTTCCTACAGCGCTTCGTTCGATGGATTGGTGGAAGCCACGTTCAGCTTCACCGGCACCGGTGCGCTCACCGAATCCACCGTAGCATAGGGAGGCAATCATGCGAGTGATCGAACGTGTAAAACAGCATTTTGAAACGCAGAACCGGCTGGTGGTATCCGTGCCGGAATGGGGCGATGGTGAAGCGCCGCTGGAAATCCACTTTTTCCCCATGTCGATGGAAGAAGCCGCGATGATCCAGCGCGTTTCCGGCAAGAAGGCCACTTCAGTGGAAAATGCCGTGTATTCCCTGATCGTGAAGGCACGCGACAAGGACGGCAACCGCATCTTCAGCCTGAATGAGCGCGAGGAAATGCTCAAATATGGCGATGTGCGGGTGATCCTGCGCATCAATGACGCGGTAGAAAAACACTTCTACCAATCCATTGAGGAAGCCAAGGGAAACTCCGACGAGACCCCATCCGATACAACCAGTTAGCGCTGGCCTATCGGTTATCGAGGCCGCTCTCTGACATTGAGCAGATGAGTCCACGGGAGTTCTCGGAATGGCTGGCCTTTTTTCAACTGCAATCTGAATTGTTAAGGAACCAGAAACATGGCCGCCATCGGTAGTGCTGAATTCATTATCCGCGCCGTGAATAAAACCCAAGCTGCGTTCGCGCAGGTCGGGCAAGGCGTGGACAATATGGATCGCCGCATGAAGAAATTCAGCGGTGGGCTCAACCGGCTGGGCGGCCTGTTTGCTTCGGCGTTCGTGGGCAAACAGATCACCGACACGATCACCAAGTTCGAACGGCTGGAAGCCTCGCTTCGTACCGTCACCGGCTCGGCGGATAAGGCAAGCGTGGCGTTCGGCTTTATCGAGAAGTTTGCCGCTGAAACCCCGTTTCAACTGGAAGAAGTGGTGGATGCCTTCATCAAGCTGAAGGCGCTGGGGCTTGCTCCATCGGAAGAAGCGCTCACCTCCTACGGCAACACTGCCACGGCGATGGGCAAATCCTTAAACCAGATGATCGAAGCCGTGGCCGATGCAACCACCGGCGAATTCGAGCGGCTGAAGGAATTTGGGATCAAGTCCCGCGTGCAGGGCGAACAGGTGACGTTTACTTTCCAAGGCGTCAGCACCACGGTGGGCAAAAACGCCAAAGAGATCGAAGGCTACCTGCAGAGCATCGGCAATGTGCAGTTTGCCGGGGCGATGAAGGAACAGGCAGGCACACTGAATGTGGCGCTTTCCAACATGGGCGATGCGTTCTCGAAGCTGGTGAAAGCGATTGGTGATGCAGGCCTGACCGATATTCTTATCTTCATTGCCGATAAGGTGAAGTGGCTGGCGCAGGTGATCACCGATTCCATCGAGCCGTTCAAGCTAGGGTTCAAAGCCTTCATTGCCGAGGTGATCAAGTTCGGGAATCTATTCATCGCCGTGTTTGAGGGCGTGGGCGATGCCTTCAATGCGTTTGGCGATGCGATCTCTGCGCGGTTTGAAGCGCTGGGGCAGGATTTGGCTAACTTCGTGAATGATCCGCTATCGGGCGTATCGTTCGAGAATACGCGCAAGGCGCTGGAGACCGGCCTGCTGGATGCGATGGGAACCGCTTTCGATAAGGCACTCGCCAAAGCGCAGGAGTTCAATGCCTCGATTGATGCAGAGGTGCGTGCCGCCGCCGATAAGATTGCGGATGCACGCCAAGCTAAGAATCAGTCGCTCTCGTCACTGTTTGAGGAAACCAAGCAGCCGGAGAAAGTGGCCGAAACCACCAAGGCCGTGAAAGCCCTGAATAAGCAGCAAGAGGAAGCGCAGCGCATCTTCGAGGCCACGCGCACGCCGCTGGAGCGCTACAACAAGGAAATGGCGCAGCTGAACGCGCTGCTGGAGAAAGGATATATCAATCAGGATACGTTCGGCCGTGCGGTGGAACAGGCAAACGAGCGGCTGGGTAAGGCCACCAAGCAAACAGGTGAAACCATTGAAGGCGAATTTTCCCGCATCGGGGAAACAATGGAAGGTACTATTGCCGATTCGCTGGATGCGATTGGTGGGCGCTTTGATGGATTCGGGGATTTCTTCAAAGGGTTTTTGTCTGATCTGAACCGCACCCTTCTGCAATATGCGCTGAAGGATCTGGGTGTCACCGGCAAAGGCGGCATCCTCGATGGATTGTTTGGTTACATCGGTGGTCTGTTCGGTGGTGGTGGCAGCGGTGGCGGCGGTGGGTTTGGCGGGTTCTTATCGGGGATTGGCGATTTCTTCGGTGGCTTCTTCGCCGATGGTGGACGCTTGAGCCCCGGCAAGTTCGGCATCGTGGGCGAGCGCGGTCCCGAACTGGCCTATGCCGGAAATGCTCCCATGCACATCATGCCAGACATGAGCATGAGCGCAGCACCCATCACGATCAATATGAACGTGCAAACGCCGGACGTGCGCAGTTTTAAGCAAAGCCAAAGCCAGATAGCGGCGGATATGGCGCGGAGTATCGAACGGGCAAGGAGGAATCTCTGAATTACAGCTTAAACGCTGTATTTCAGCCGTTTGTTACAGAATATACGCTGTAAATGGGTATGAAATGGAGGTAATTGGATATAAATGGATATTATTCTTGCTAATGGGTGATAAATGGATATAATTGGGTATAAATGGATATGCAGAAGGCCTTATGCTCCAATTCAAGAATATCGTTATCACCACAGAAATCCTTAAATATATCAGTGAAATAGATGAATTTAAGGGCAAGTGGCAAGCCACGCAGGACTTAGCGCCCGACCGCCTAAGCAGTCTCAAGCGCATTGCTACCATTGAGAGCGTGGGTTCTTCCACCCGTATCGAGGGCGCGAAGCTCACGGATGAGCAAGTAGAAAAGCTGCTTTCCAAGCTGGAGCAGAAATCCTTCACTACCCGCGATGAGCAGGAAGTGGCAGGCTATGCCGATGCAATGGATATGGTGTTTGAAAGCTATGATCACATCGCCCTGACCGAAAATCACATCAAGCAGCTGCATGGTGTTTTGCTGAAATACAGCACCAAGGATGCAGAGCATCGTGGATCGTACAAGAACGTCACCAACCATGTGGAAGCGTTCGACGCAGACGGCAAAAGCATCGGCGTTGTCTTTCAAACGGCCACCCCGTTTGAAACGCCGCTGATGATGAAGGAGTTGGTGGAGTGGTACAACGCGCAGGCGAATGAAGAAACGCAGCATCCGCTGCTACTCGTGGCGGTGTTTATCGTGGTGTTTCTTGCCGTCCACCCGTTCAAGGATGGGAATGGAAGGCTTTCGCGTATCCTGACCACCTTGTTGTTACTACGCGCCGGTTATTCCTATGTGCCATACAGCTCAATGGAAACGGTGATCGAGGCCAACAAGGAAAACTACTATCTGGCACTGCGCCGCACGCAACAAACGATCCGCACGGAAAGCCAAAACTGGGAAGCATGGCTGACCTTCTTCCTGAAAACGATGGTGAAGCAAAAAGACAACCTTGCTTTCAAAGTGAAGGAAGAGCGAAGCCTGCGCGAGGCATTGCCTGCACTATCGCGCACCATACTGGAGATGGCGGGCATGCGCAGCGAGATCACCGTGCGTGAGATCGAGGAAGCAACACAGGCCAACCGCAATACGATCAAAGCGCACCTGAAGAAACTGGCAGAGCAGGAATATCTGGTGGCCGTCGGTAAAGGGCGCGGCGCTCGCTACACGGTGAAGAAGCAAAGCTAACAGCCAATAAGCAAAGTTATTTTTTGAGGGCTCACAGGTGAAAACTTGTGAGCCCTTTTCGTTTTCATCAACAGTGGATCATCACCATGAGCTTTGTAGAAGTCCAATTCCCCAGCGACATCAGCTATGGTGCAACCGGCGGACCCATGTTCTTAACGGATGTGGTGGCCACGGTTTCCGGCCATGAGCAGCGCAACAGCAAGTGGAGCCAAGCGCGTGCGCGGTACAATGTTGCATCCGGCGTGAAAACCGAAACCCAGTGGCAGGCGCTGATTGCATTCTTCCGGGCGCGGCGTGGCAAGGCGGTGGGGTTTCGCTTCAAGGACTGGGGAGATTTCAAGGCAGTGAACCAGCCGCTGCTTTCGCTCGGCGGCACTCAGTATCAGCTGGTGAAGCAGTATGTGAGCGGTGCAGTGGTATCGGAGCGGATCATCACCAAGCCAGTGGCGGGAACGGTGAAACTGTACCGCAACAGCCTGTTGCAAGCCAGCGGCTGGAGCATCGACACCACCACCGGCATCATCACCACGTCACTCACCGGCACGCTCACGGTGGATTTTGATTTCGATGTGCCGGTGCGCTTCGATACCGACGAGCTGGCGCTTTCCCTCGATAGTTTCAATGCCGGAAGCTGGAACAATATTCCGCTGATCGAGGTGCGCGTATGAGAGTCATCTCCCCACAACTCGAAGGGCATTTTAGCGGTGGCCTGACGACCCTTGCAACTTGCTGGCGCCTCACGCGGCAGGATGGTGCGGAGCTTGGCTTCACCGACCTTGACCGCACACTGGTGATCGACACGCTGGAATATGATTCCATCGCTGGGTTCACGCCCACGACGGTGGAAAGTAAATCCAACATGAGCGTGGATAACCTTGATCTGGAGGGGCAGACATTCCCCTCGAAGATCACGGAATCTGATCTGCTGGCCGGAATGTATGACTACGCTGAAGTAGAGATATTCCTCGTAAATTACGAGGATTTGGCTCAGGGCAAGCTGGTGGTGAAGCGTGGGCGCTTAGGTGAAGTAACGCTGAACGCGCAGATGTTCCATGCTGAAGTGCGCGGCCTCACACAGCATTTAAGCCAGACGATTGGCGAGGTGTATTCTCCTTCCTGCCGTGCTGTGCTGGGTGATAGCCGGTGCAAGGTGAATCTCGCCAGCGTCACTGTCACCACCACCATTTCGGAAGTGGTGAGCAACCAGACATTCAAAGCAAATAGCCTCACGCAGGCGGCGGGTTGGTTCACCGGCGGCGAAGTGGAATGGACAAGCGGCAATAATGACGGGCGGCGCATGGAGGTGAAGGAGTTTTCCTCCAAGCAGGTGGTGTTGGCGCTGCCGATGGGAAAATCCATCCAAGTGGGTGACGGGTTCAAGATCATCGCCGGGTGCGACAAGACGCATGAGACCTGTCAGGCGAAGTTTAACAATATCCTGAATTTCCGTGGCGAGCCGTATGTTCCCGGTGTGGACGCGCTGCTCACCACGGCAGGAACCATGAGCAAGAGCAACCGCAATGGCTAGAATCACCAAACCAGAAATCATCCTGCAAGCACGCACATGGCTTGGCACGAAGTATCACCATCAAGGGCGGCTTAAGAAATCCGCTGCTGGCGCGGGTGGTGTGGATTGCATCGGCCTAATCATCGGCGTGATTGATGAGCTGGGGTTGCAGGATGGAAACGGCACGCCGCTCTCGGCACATGATGAGTTTAACTATTCCATGCACCCGGAGCGTGGGCGGCTGGTGGCGAGTATTCAGAAACACTTGCGCGAAGTGCCGCTGGCCAAGATGTCCGAAGGCGATGTGCTGCTATTCCGCACGTTTCGCGATCCTCAGCATGTGGGGCTGCTTACAAACTATCCGACCGGCGGACCCGGCTTGATCCATTGCAATTCCAGCGCTGGGCGCGTGGTCGAGCAACCGCTTTCCGATGCGTGGGTGCGAATGCTCACCCATGCCTATCGTTTCAAACCTGAACAACTCGAACCGTTGAAGTGAGTCATGGCTGATATAGTCCTTCCAGTTGTTGGTGGCGTGACCGGCTTTGTTCTGGGTGGTCCCTCCGGGGCGATCCTTGGCGCGAATCTAGGCGGCATGGCTGCCGGGATGTTTTTCCCTAAAAGCCAGCGCGTGCAGCTACCCACCCAAGAGGGACCCCGCCTTGCCGATCTTCGGGCGCAGATTTCCACCTATGGGAACATGATCCCGAAAGTATATGGCACGATGCGGCTGGCCGGAAATGTGATCTGGGCAACGGACATCAAGGAAGTGCGCAGCGAGAAAACCACCACGCAAACTTCCAGCGGCGGGGGTAAAGGTGGCGGCGGTGGCGGCAAAACCACCACCAGCCAAACCACCATTTCCTATGAGTATTTTGTCACGCTGGCGATTGCGATCTGCGAAGGCCAGATTGATGAAGTGATCCGGGTATGGGCGGATAGCAAGGTGCTGACGGAAGCCGAACTTTCTGCCGCGCAAGGCAAGTATAACGTCCATTTTGGGGATGAAACTCAAGGTGTCGATGACATCATGGCCAAGTATCTGCCAGCCGGAACCATCCCGGCGCATCGTGGCTTGGCCTATGTGGTGATCGAGGATTTTCCACTGGCGGCATACGGCAACCGCATCCCTAACTTTACCTTTGAAGTCCGCCGGACGGTGAAATTCAGCCCCAGCGTTGAAGAAAAGGTGAAGGATATTGTGATCATCCCCGGCGCTGGGGAATTTGTGTATGGCACGCAGGTCACGACCAAGCAGGACGGGTATTATGCCTATTTCGGCGGTGCGTTCACGCCGTCGGGCGATAAGAAATCCATCAACATGCACAATTACGACGGCAAGGCCGATGTGCTGGTGGCGATTGATCAGCTGGTGAAAAACCTGCCAAACCTTGAATGGGTGGCGGTGGTGGTGACTTGGTTTGCGACTTCCACCGATGCCGGTGCCTGCACGATCATCCCCAAGGTGGAGTTTCAAGGCACTACGCAAGTGCTGCCGCAAGACTGGAGCGTCGCAGGCATCAGCCGCCCAGCGGCGCAGGTGGTGCTGAATTTCGGTGATGACACTCCCACCTATGGCGGCACGCCTTCGGATCACACAGTGGTGCAGATCTGCGCGGAACTGAAGAACCGTGGGCTGAACGTGATGTTCTACCCCATGATTTTCGTGGATACGATCACGCCAGAGCCAAAGCCTTGGCGTGGCCGCATAACGCCTGCCAACGCAACTGATGCCAACAACTGGTTCACGAAAACCAACGGCTACAATGCGTTCATCATGCACTATGCCAATCTGCTCAGTGGTGACGTGGATGCGTTTGTGATGGGTTCGGAACTGGTAGGCATGACCGGCTTCACTGATGCGCCGGGCAGCTATCCGGCAGTGTCGCGCCTTGTAACGCTCGCCGGTAGTGTGAAGGCCGCCATGCCGGGAACGATCATCACCTACGCGGCGGACTGGAGCGAATATCACAGCCGTGGCGGCTGGTTTAACCTCGATCCGCTATGGGCTTCTTCCAATATCGACGTGGTGGGGATTGATAGCTATTTCCCGATCACGCCGGATTTGCCGCAAAGCCAGATCACGCCGGAGCTGATCACTGAATACTGGGAGAAAGGTGAAGGCTGGGATTATTACTATGCGGATTCGGTGGCTCGCACTGGCCTCACCAACTACACGGATGCCAAATATGCGTGGAAGAACCTTGAATATTGGTGGAAGAACACGCATGTAAACCCGAACGCGGTGGCAACTGCGTGGACGGCCAAAATGAAGCCCGTGTGGTTTACCGAGTTTGGCTTTCCCTCGGTGGATGGCTGCACCAACCAGCCCAACGTTTTTTATGATCCATCATCGAGCGAGAGCTTCTTTCCTCGCGCAAGCAAAGGCCGGGTGGATTTTCAGGCGCAGCGCGTGGCGATTGATGCGACGCTGGATTATCTGGAAGAACGCAGGCTAGAAACCGGCAACGCCAATCTGGTGCCGCGCCGGTTTATCTGGACATGGGACGCACGGCCATTTTCCTTCTGGCCTGATCTGGAAGGCGTGTGGCAGGACTCGATCCTCTGGGCAACCGGCCATTGGGTCAACGGCAAGCTGGGCGCTTCCACGCTTGGCGCAGTGGTGGCGGAGTTGCTGCAAGCCGCTGGCCTTACGCCTTCGGATTATGACGTAACGCGCCTCACAGCCTCGCTGGAAGGGTTCATCCTTCAGCAACCCATCACCGTGCGCAATGCCATTGAGCAGCTGACCTCGGCGTTTTTCTTCGACATCGTAGAAAGCGACGGGATTCTGAAATGCGTGCCGCGTGGCAGCGCCTCGGTGAAATCTATCCCAGAGGATGATCTGATCCCCAGTACCAAAAGCGGCGTGCAGGATGTGCTGGAGATCAACTACGCGCAGGAGCTTGAACTGCCCCAGCGTGTCAACGTGACCTATCTCGACCGGCCATTTAACTATGACCCGGTGACGCAGGTATCGCAACGGCAGGTGGTGCGTGCGGTGGATCAGGTGACGATCAATCTGCCAATTGTCATGGGCGCAACGCAGGCCAAACAGGTGGCGGATATTACGCTCTACGGCACTTGGAAGGAGCGCCTGAGCTTTTCGCTCACCGTTCCGCCCAAATATGTGCGGCTGGAGCCCACAGATGTGATCACCGTCACCGTTTCCGGCGTCGCGCATGAAATGCGGGTGGTGAAAACCGACATGGAATCCAACGGGCTGATGAAGATCAGCGCGGTGGCGGAAGATGTCAGTTCCTACGATTTCTACACCCCGCCGGGTGAGACATCGCGCAACATCACGCCGCCGGTGCTGGTGCCGGAAACGCTGGTACAGTTTGTGGATGCGCCACCACTTCCCAGCGATACGGTGCAAAGCCAAGGCCTGCTGCGTATCGGGGTTGCGCCCGACGGGGCAGACTGGAACGGCGCGGCGGTCTATCGCTCGGATGATGGTGGCGAAGCTGGCGGCAACACCTTCAACCTGCTGGCAGGGCTCGAAGGTGCGGCCACGTTCGGCGCGATCATCACCAACCTTGCCACTGGCACCACTGTGACGTGGGATCAGGTGAATCAGGTGGAGGTTCTGCTCACTGCCGGAAGCCTCGCCAGTGTCAGCGAACTTGCGGTGCTGAATGGTGCCAATGCCGCGCTGATTGGTGACGAGCTGGTGCAATTCCAGAATGCGGAACTGATCGGGGAACGTACTTATCGCCTTTCCCGGCTATTGCGCGGCCGTCAGGGTACGGAATGGGCGGTGGGTAGTCATACCGCCGGGGACAGGTTCATCCTGCTTTCTCCGGCGCTATATACGACCGCAATCCCGAATAATCTGATCGGGCGGCAGCTGTTCTATAAAGCAGTGAGCGTTGGCAACTCGCTGGGCAATACCGATCAGATCACCTTCACCTACACCGGGCGAAACCTGAAACCCTTCGCGCCGGTGCATGTGGCAGGTGTTCGGGATGGTTCCGGCAATCTCACCATCAGCTGGGTGCGCCGGTCGCGGGTGGATGCAGAATGGCGCGACGGGGTGGACATCCCGCTGGGCGAAGAATCAGAACGCTACGAGGTGGAAATCTATAGCGGCCTGACACTCAAGCGCACGATTACCACCATAAGCCCAACCGCCAGCTATACGGCAGCCGATCAGGTGACGGACTTCGGCAGCACGCAAAGCAGCATCAGTGTGAAGGTGTACCAGCTTTCCGCTGTGGTGGGGCGTGGTTATTCTATTAGCACAACTCTTTAAGTGGTTACAGGAACTTGTCGGACTCCCTTGCTGACAAGTTCCTTAACCAAGATTGGATTATCTTTGGTGAAAACCCACCCTTCGATATGATCTAGGAATATTTGTGTTATGTGAATGAACGCTGCAATTGCTTCGCCATGAAATTCTTGTGCATGCTCTAAATCTTCGGAAGAAATAAAAAATTCTACTGATCTATCTTCGTCTGACACCGCCCCAAAAGCTGAAAAAATGTGCTTCTTTGAAAAATGAACATACCCTGACGTTTCATTATAAACGCTCTCAATCCAAGGGTGCTGCTTAGAAAGCTCTTTTTTCAGGAAGCCATCTTTAAGACGGTTTCCGGCACGGTCGGTAAAGTCATCTACTCTTTTTGTGCCGCAAATTATTTGGTGGGCAAAGTCATGAGGATCGCTGACTAGAAACGCGGCATAAAAACGCAACAAGGTATCAAGTTGCATTCTAAGTATGCCGCCTGCACACGTTAGGTTTTTTGTAGCGATCAAGGTAGAAAAGCCTTTGCAGTGAGCCATAGAGCGCTTGAGCGACCCTACTGCGTACATATCAAGAGAAAACATCTTGCCGCCGTCTGCAAGGAGCATCGCTTTCCCAAGCGTGAGATGTCGTTTTTCTAAGTCAGAGAACTTTTCCATTTAACAAAGATACTTATTGGAGAAAACAATGTCCACAACCACACGTCTGGGCTTGCCGTATATTGTCACGAGCCAAGCCCAGAAAGAAGTGACGCATAACGCATCGCTCAATATCCTTGATGCGCTGCTGCAAGCGGCGATGGAGAGCATCAGCGTCAACACGCCGCCGGTTTCGCCGGTGGCGGGTGAAAGCTACATTGTAGGGGCAGCGCCCACCGGTGCATGGGCTGGCAAGGCAAAGGCGCTGGCTTACTTCAGCACGGCGTGGAACTTCATCACCCCGTGGGAAGGCCTGACCGTATGGGCGAAGGACGCCAACGCGCTTTATACCTATGACGGCACCAACTGGGGTGTGTCGGTGGCTACTCCGACATCGCTTCAGAACCTTTCGCTGCTGGGCGTGAACACCACGGCAGATTCCACCAACAAGCTGGCGGTGGCCAGTGAAGCGATCCTGTTCAATCATGTGGGCGGTGATCTTCAGATCAAGCTCAACAAAAACGCGGCTGGCAATAAAGCGGGATTCCTTTTTCAGACCAACTGGTCAGCGCGTGCGGAGTTTGGCCTGCTGGGGGATGATAACTTCACGCTAAAAGTCTCGCCGGATGGTTCGACGTTTTATGATTCGCTGAAAATGCTGGCAGGCAGTGGCCGTGCGGCGGTGAAAGCCAATGGCGCAGCCCTAAGCGCGGCAGGCACCACGCAAGGCACCGCCACGGCGATCACCAAGCAAACCAACCAGTTCACCACGGTGGGCGCTGGGCAAGGCGCAATCCTGCCTTCGCCAGAGCAAGGCGAATTCATCTTTGTGGCCAATGCCGGGGCAAACGCGCTGAACGTCTATCCCGCCACCGGCCACAGCATTAACGCACTCGCCAACAACGCCGCATTCTCGCTGGCGGTGGGGAAGAACGCCCTGTTTTGGGCAGCTACGACAAGCAAATGGTACGCACTTTTAAGCGCATAGGAACCCGTCATGACCACACACCCAGCCAAGCATAATTTCTATGTGTATCGCGGCGCGACGTTCAGCGAGCAGATCGAATGGAAGGACGAAAGCGGCACGCCCGTGAACCTGACTGGCTTCACCGCCCGGCTGCACATGCGCGAAACGCTCGAAGCCACTGATCCGTTCCTGACGCTCACCACGGAAAACGGCGGCATCACTCTCGGCGGGGTGGCGGGAACCATCCAGCTGCTGGCCAGCGCTACGCAAACCACCGCCATTACCGCCACCAGCGGCGTGTATGACCTTGAACTTATCTCAGGCACCAACGTCACCCGCTTGCTGGAAGGGCTGGTGATCATCAGCCCGGAGGTAACGCGATGACGGAAGTAGTCACCATTAACGAAGTGATCCATGTCGTCAAAGTCACCGAGCCGAAAGTGCAAGTGGTGACAGTAGGCACGCAGGGACCACCCGGCACCGGCGGAGATATTGATCATGCCAGCCTGAACGGGCTGGATGCCGATGATCATCCGCAATACCACACCGATGCCCGTGGCGATCTGCGCTACTACACCAAAGCGCAGGTGGATGCAGGGCTTGCTGGCAAAGCGAACACGGCACACGGGCATAGTGTGGCGGATGTGGCAGGCCTTCAGTCGGCACTGGACTCAAAAGCCATTACCGCCCACGGACACAGCGTTGCTGATGTCACTGGGCTGCAATCGGCGCTCGATAGCAAAGCGGCTGGGTTTCATGGCCATAATATTGCGGAAGTGACAGGACTTCAAACCGCGCTCGATGCCAAGGCAGATCAATCGGCCATGCCAAACACAGCGCAGGCGCAGGTGGACTTTGGCCACGCCATAAGTGGTGAAGGCAACTTCGCCCGTACTTCGGTTTCCGCTGCATGGGTGGAAAGCGGATCGGTGATCCTCTGCGCGGTGGCGTCAGGATCAGCTGATCATGATCCCGAAGATGGGGCTCTCGAAGGCATTACGGCCACGGCCTGCAATCTGGTGGAAGGTTCTGGTTTCGACGTGATTGCCCATGCGCCGGGTGGCAGCTGGGGACGGTACAACATCAACATCATGGGGTTATAGCATGAGCATCATTCTCAAATCGGGTGATTCTGCCGATCTTGCATCGGTGGACGCCAACAAACGCCTGAAGATCAACCTGCCGATGGAGCTGGCAGATGCTGGCTACTCGGTGATCGCCGGAGAATCTCACGACGGACAAAGCGGCGAGCCGCGTCTGGTGCGTGCGGCGCGGGTATCAACCGACGGTCGCCTGCGCGTGGGCGTGGATAATATCTATTGGGCGGATACCTTCAATCACACAGTGGTGGACGGCAGCGCCTATCAATTCGTCAGTGTGACGGCCACCATCGCCATGACAGGCGGCTTTCTGGTGCTGAACGCTGGCAACTCGGTGGCATCGGCTGCGGTCGCACGGGCGCAAACCTTCCGAACCTTCCCACTGCATCCGGCAGGATCGCTGGAAGTAGCCTTCAGGCAGCGCTTTGCCAATAACCCTATCGCCAACAATGTCTGCGAGTTCGGCGTTGGTTTTGCCCCCACTACCGCCACACCCACGGACGGGGTGTATTTCAAGCTCAACACCGCTGGCGTGCTGGTGGGCGTGATGAATATCAACGGCACGGAAACCACTACCGCGCCGATGCCTTCGCCCATAGCCGGAGAAGTAAGCCATTACCGCATTGTGATTGATCAGGATCGGATCGAGTTCTTCATCGACGGTGTTCTGAGGGGTGTGATCCTTTCGCCCAATACCGCCGCTGCTGTATCGCTCTCGCGCTGGATGCCGCTGCTTATGCGCTGCTACAATGCCGCCGCGACCGGCACCGCCCAGCGCATGGAAGTGGCCGATGTGTCGGTGATTGCGCGTGATCTGGCGCTGAACCGCCTCTGGCCTACAGCAATGGCTGGCGCAGAGTGCGGAAGCTATCAGAACCCACGCGGCGCGGCGGTGGCGCAGTCTGCCAACTATGTCAACAGCACAGCGCCAGTATCTGCTGCGCTCTCCAACACGGCGGCAGGCTACACCACGCTGGGCGGCCAGTTTCAGTTTGCAGCCGTGGCCGGTGCGGAAACGGATTACGCGCTCTTTGCCTTTCAGGTTCCGGTAGCGGCAGCCGGTGGCGGCAACCGAAATCTGGTGATCCGTGGCGTGAGGATTGAAACCTTCAATATGGGCGCAGCCTCTGCCGCTACACCCACGCTTTTACAGTGGGCGCTAGGCATTGGCTCCACTGCCGTGTCGCTTGCCACAGCGGATTCCAACACGGCAGGCACACGCGCACCGCGTCGCGTACCGCTTGGCATCCAGTCTATGCCGGTGGGAACGCCGATTGGTGGCTCAATAACACCCATCGACGTGAACCTTGATGCGCCGCTCTATGTGGCGGCAGGCACCTTTGCTCATGTCATCCTGCGCATACCGGTGGCAACCGCGACCGCATCCCAGATCATCCGTGGGTTGGTGATGATCAACGGCTATTTCGAGTAACCACACCCACCATCACAACCACCACCGGCCATTGAGCCGGTTTTTTTATGTCTGGAGGAATCATGACCCACGAACAGGAAGCAGAACATTTGGACGTGCATGTGGCCGTGTGCGCGGAGCGGTACAAATCGCTGGAATATCGGCTGGATCGCATCGAGCGGGTGCTGTGGTGGTCAACCACCATACTCATGACCGGCATGGGCGGCATCATCTTAAAACTCATCACATTACGGGGGATTTTATGATCACACTTCTCGGTGCTATTGTTGGCTTTATCAGCGCGGCGTTTCCTGACCTGCTGAAGCTGTTCAAGGATAGTCAGGACAGGAAGCACGAGCTGACGATCCTGCGCCTGCAGATGGAGCAACAAGCGCAAGGCCACGCCAACCGGCTGGAAGAAATCCATGTGCAGGCCGATATTGCTGAAAGCCGCGCTCTCTACAAAACCTTCTATTCCGGCATTCGCTGGGTGGATGCGCTGAATGGCACGGTGCGCCCGGTGATCGCATACAGCTTCTTCGCTCTCTATGCGGTGGTGAAGGTGATGCAGTTCTCCGCTGATCTGCCTTGGCTGCTGTGGACGGAAGAAGATCAGGCGATTTTCGCTGGTATCATCAGCTTTTATTTCGGCCAACGTGCGATGACGAAAGTGCGGGGTGGAAAATGAGACACGTCACACAGGAAGGCCTGAGCCTGATTAAGCGCTTTGAGGGCTTTTCTCCGACGATCTATCTGGACGCAGCAGGCCTGCCCACAATTGGCTATGGGCATTTGCTGCGTCCGGGTGAAGCGGAGATGTTCCGGCGCGGTATCAGCCACGAGGCTGCTATCGCGCTATTGATCAAGGATGTGGAATCTGCCGAGCGTTCGGTGCTGCGCCTGATCACCGTGCCACTCACCAACGGCCAGTTCGATGCGCTGGTGTCGTTCACCTTTAATCTGGGCGGTGGAGCGCTTCAACGCTCCACCCTCCGCCGTAAGGTAACCCGTGAAGAGCATGACGACGTACCAGCCGAATTCCTACGCTGGGTATGGGCTGGCGGAAAGAAACTGCGCGGGCTGGTTAGGCGGAGAGAGGCGGAGGCGATAAAATATATCAATTAGTTTTCTTGATGTAAGTAATCTCAAATGCCTTACAGGATCGATATTTCTGATTCTTGTTAGGCAGTGAAAAGGTATCTTTCATGTCGAATTGCTGGAATATGTCTAAACCTCTATCCAAGCTAATCTTCCAGCCGGTGTCTGTTGTAATGCTACGCGCATGAATTGTATTCGATTTATCAAATTCCCAAGTAAAATTTACACCCGCTCCTTTTACTGATTTCTGCATAGAAAGAAAAAATTCTTCTTGCTGCTCATGCTTAAATTCATCTGCGATTGTTCTCAGATGGACATTAACCTCTTCGGTATCATCTTTGCACTGAACAACAGTTTCCAGAAATTCCATCATATTTCGGCACTGGAAAAATATTCTCACATAAGGATCGACCACTTCTATCAAGGTAGCTCCCTTAATGTATTCGGAAAACAACAGGCTGTATGATACGCCTTTTTGATTTTCGTCATATGTAAAGTGTCCTGCCTGTGCCGTCTTTTTAGTGGGTACAACCCTAGGATTTAGTTCAGCCGCATTTCCTTCATTGCTTGATACATCTGGATCAGCCGTCATTGCTGTGTAATAAAATTGTGGGTATTCCTTCTCTTCAAGGGTTTTAACTAATGATTCTTCACCAGAAGATTCTTTGAACCCAAATCTTACAGGTGTATAAGTGCTATCAATTCTAAGAAGCTGATCCTTTACACGTTTTCTTCCCTCAATCGCGAAAACTAGTAACTCTCGCACTTCATCACGAGTTGCTTTTTTGTGTGGGTAAATAATTTTTAGGAACCCAGAGAATGTTTTTAGAATGGCATCTCGATCTCTGGTTGAAATATCAGATAGAAGTTCAAAATGCTTTGAAAGTTCGTTTGAGTAATCATGACTTCTAAGATTCCTTAGGATTTCAGCAAGATAGTCCACTACAAAGCCATATCCTGAGGAAAACATTTCTGCGCGAATAATATCCACTTCCCAGCCGGGAATATAAAAGTGAAGTCGGTCTAGGAAAGCAGAGTCATGGTAGCTGTCGGGTAACTCATCAAATAGATCGGAGTGCTTTAACATATAGGGAACATTATGCTGCGTATTCCCGATAAAAACCATTGAAGCTTCTGCCCCCAAAGTCTCAACACCGCGTGAAAAAGACTTATTCGCCATATAATTTTTCATTATATCAACGAGCGCCTTATCAACCTTTTTCTTTTTTCCTGCAAACTCATCGAAAGCAATAGTATCCCAGTAGCCAACTAGTCCTATTTTGCCGCTGGCATTATTTACAAATAGTTTTGGCACGGTCACTTCTCCCCCTGAAATCAGGATGCCATGCGGAGAAAATTCTGAGAAAATATGGGATTTTCCGGTTCCCTTAGGACCTAGTTCAATTAAATTGTAATTGCGTTCACAGAAAGGAACCAAGCGGGTCAGCTGTAGAATCTTGCTTCTTCTGCTCATTTCTTCAGGGTTGAAGCCTATGCTTTGAATCAGCAAATCAATCCATTCATCAGTTGAGAACTGCGCTCTCTTTTCAAGGTATTCATCAAAATTAAATCCAGATAGCTGGATCGGCTTTATCGAATGAAGCACCCAAGGGCAGACATTCTTATCTTCTGAAAACTCGTATCCGATTTCAGAAATGCACCACACTCCACTCACAAGTAGTTTTGGGTGTTTCTTAACCGTGTCTGTATCGACCAAAACCTTGTTGATTCCCAGATTAGAAAAAGATGCTTCATAGACTCCCGCCTTGTCATTTAGTGTGACGCTGACTTTATCGATTACCTTGTGCTGTCCTTTTTCTTTTGTCTGCGATTTAACAAGACCAGACTCATTACGGTGAACATAGTGCTTTCTCAGGATTTCTTTTACGGTTTCAATTCCGGTTGCAATACTGGCTTCATCGCTTGTGGCGCAATACTGGCCGAGAAGATATTCCAACACATAGGATGGAACGATAGCGTTTCCTTTAACTTTTTTTACGAGATCTTTGCGAACGACAAGCCCCTCGAATACTTCTGTAATTCTCTGATCAAGTGGTGTCATAAATGCCTCATTGATTAAAAGTCAAAATCGCTCGTGAAAGAGCGCTTAATTGTGAAAGTTGCCGTTCTGTAATCTTGATAGTGTGAGGTTCCTGAAATTTTCTCACGAAGCTTCAGATATACGCTCTGGTTGTTATATTCATCCGCTTTGCGAGTGAGAATAAATCTGCGCTTTGTTTCGCGTTCTCTGGGGCTATCGGAAGCGCTATCGAAGATAATTTCGAACGAATCAGAAATCAGCTCTCCGTCTTTGCTCCATAAACCTGCTTCCAGTGTCCTAGATAAGCGCTTATCAGAAGCAGGTTGCTGCTGGTAAAGCGTAACACTTAGCTGACCCGATGTGATGTTGCTGGTCGATCCAGAGAGGATCTCGACATCAACCCGCTCTGTATCGCTTTGGCGCTTCTTATTGATCCTAACAACTGGAATCACAATTTCTTGAAGCGTAGCGCCTCCATGTACAAAGCGACTTCCAGATCCTTGCTTGCGCAGGCGGTTAATAGATTTCGGTATTACGGCCTCAAAATCCCCCTCCAAACCTAATTGCTTAGCAGAGAATTTCTTGAACGCGCTCTGTGATGCCAACTCCTTACCAAGGACAAATCGGCGGTCATGGTATCGAATATCAACGCCTTCAACCTCAACACTGAGATAGTCGCTTTCTTCGAGAGGCTTGTTTTGATAGAGGAATCCATGATCTGCGGTCACAATGATGTTTGTCGCATTGGCAGCAGCAAGCCTCTTTATGCAAGCAATGATTTCTTCAATGGTGGTTTCTGCAGCATCGAACACGCGCTCTTCTGAGTCACGTTTATCACCCACGAAATCTATTTGATTATGATAGATGTAGAGAAAATCATGCTGTTTCAGCAAGTCGCGTGAATCATCACGCCCCAATTCCATGAAATCTTTATGCTGAATTGCTTTTCCGGCTTTTCCGCTAGCTTTGATGATTTTATCGCGCCCAGCTGTGCCACTTGCAAGTTGTCCGTCTGCATTGATTCGGCCAGAATCATCATCGACAAAAGCGAGGGAGTTGTGCGGAAGCAGAGCGGCCATTCCAAGTTGGGTATAGCTTGGCAACTGTGCAACGGCAGGATCTACTTTCGCGTCATAACGATCTTCCTGAATTAACCGTTGCGCCAGCTCTTTGCCGATCTCGAAACGAAAGGCATCAGAAATAATGACATAGACCTTTTTGTCCTTCTCAAGGAAAGGTTCGACATGCTTTTTGAAAAAGTTGCGTTGTAGGTCAAGGCCAAAGCTATTCCATGACTCCTGTGCATCTACAATCTTCTGCCAATTATCGGAGAGGTTCAGCAGATAGCTGTTGGAATATTTTTGCTCGATAGTGTCATAAAGCGTTTTTAGCAGATCCCCACGACGGAAAGACCGATACGAGTAGATGAACTTCCGATAAAGCAAATCAACGCGATACCAATGGTCTGCATATCGCTTTACGCCGTCATCAAAATTCTTGGGAGTTAAATCAAGCTCTTCGAGGGCTGTTAGGAACTGGCTGGCATAATCAATCGCTTCATAGGCTGCCTTATATTCCGCGAACCAATGGCTCATACGGCGTTGGCGGATAATTTGAGAACATTCATCCTTTGATATGGTTTGTGCCTGCACGTCCCGTACAAGTGCGCTGAGAATCTTTTTATCAATAATCTGAAAGTAGTCGATCTCGGAAAGCTGCCTATAATCGAACGCCTCCACCATTTTTTCAACATTCAACGCGGCAGAATAACGCCCTGAAAGGGTTTCAAAGGCCTCTTTGTGATGGCGGTTATCTTTCCAGCGATTCAAGAATCCTATAGCACTCTCTTTTAGAGATACTGGCCGATTAAGTTCCATCTCCAAGCAGGCTTTGAAAAGAGTAATGGCAAAATCCTGAATATTGGGTGTGCTGGATTCGTAGCGATAGTAGCCAAAGGCCTGCTCCCACAAGAAGCCCTCAAGATTGCATCGCTGGATCAGTTTTTCACCTGTAGAGCTTTCATCTGCAAGCTCCTCCAACAGCTGTTCCAATACGCTATCAATGCGCGGCTGCTTTGCCCCTGTACAGATTTGCAGCATTTTGCGCTTAATATCGCCCTCAGTATTCGAGCGATCTAACGCTTTTTGCAGTCGTGTCCGGCGTTCAGTGCTTACAAAAAACTCACGATGCGCTGTCATGATAGGGCGGAATTCCTCGCCAAGCCCCAGATCACTCAACCATGTTGATTCTTTATCAATCCGCAGCTCAGCATGTGCCAGCTGTAAATCGAGCAGCCAGTTTTCCAGATCATCCGGGCGCTTGCCGGTGCGATATATTAAGAACTTGCGCTTTGGCTCTTCTTTTAGCATCCGATATTTCAACGCAAACTCATCGTTTGCGATAACTACTTTGGTGTAGTTATCGGACGCCAGCTCTTCAAACTCTGGCTTCAATTCGCCCGTTTCATCATACCAGAACACAAGGCGATGCTTTCCGAACAGGCTATCGATAGCGCGGGCGATGTTATTCGTCGTCATTGGACATCCCCTTAATTGGTTTGAGGGCTGCACCAAACTTCGGATAGTTCGCTTTTACGCCGTCATCGAGATCAATCTCAATGCGCTCACTGGCAAGCGGGTAGAGAACATCGCGCTCCCAATCTTTCAGTTCATGCAGCATGGTTTCAAGTTTTTGGATGGCTTTGGTGGCCGCAACTTTCTCGCGTTCTGAGCCGTTAATTTGCATCGATTTCTCATGATCCAACTGGGCGCTGAGCTTCGTCACAAAATCGCGCAGATAATCATTCAGCACTACGCCCACCGTATCCGGCTTGTAGCGGTGCATATAGATCAGTGCATTAAACGTGCCTTTAGGGCTGGAGAACATCCAGTAAATCGGGCGCTTTTTGTAGCGGCGCACATGGTAGTCGTAGAAATCCTTGGTGAAGTATTTCCGCAAGTCTTTGCCAATAGCTTCCTCGATAAAGGCGAGATTCTCTTTGTAATGCTCTTCGCCAAACGTGATCCGCAGGAAGCTCTGGAAGCGTTCGACTACATCATCGCCAAACCAGTTATCATCCAGCACGGGTAGTACATTATCCGCATCGGGCGTAAAGGTGGGGGTTGGCACTTGCGACAGATACTCATCCAGCCCATCGCCCTGATTGGCGAGGATCAGTCCGGGCTTATCGAGTGAATAGCGGCCAAACATGCAGCCGACGGCATAATGGATCAGCTCCTGCATCGTGTCGTTTAGCAGCTTGGCTTCCAGCTGTGCTTCGCTGTTGCTGCCGCCATAGCGATAATGCGGGTTGCAAGTGAGTGTAATCTCTTCCAGCGGCACATCGGCCGTCAGTTCATCCGCCAAGCCATAGGCGTCAATGAAAATGCGGTTATTCTCTTCCTCCAGCCGCTGCATTTCCAGTGCTTGCTCGCGCCAATGCTGGCGGAGTTTTTGGTAGGTTGTAGAAAGCGTGGCGGTGCGATGCTCGTCAGCAAGCAGCGGCAAAAATTGGAAATCCCATGAAGTTTCGTAAGCATTCCAGTCAGCTTTGGCAATTTCAGTAAGATTTGAATTGCACAGCTTATTGTTATTTTTATTGATTGGTATCTTAGCTACGTCTCCGGCCTCAAAGTTAAGTGTAGGTGAGAAAGCCTTTAAGAAGTAGCTGGCGACACATGAATTTAGCACAGCCAATATATTGCTCTTATTTTCATCATCTAGATCATAAAGTGTTTTGCTTCCTGTTCCAGGTATGATTCCTTCGGGGACAATTCTGCAAGAAAATCTTCCAGAGGTTATTGCAGACCATGTTAGCCCTTCTTTGAAAAAGAAATCCAAGTTAAATAATCTTCTAGACCAGTGAGTTGTATTTGGGTCTTTAGGATTATTAACGACAAATGATTTTATCTCGGCACCATCATTAGACCAATTTATAACTACATCATTGTAGCCAAACCATCTTTTATTGCCGCCTCCTTTATTGTATGGAAACCACTTTGTTTTTGATTCTGATGCCTGTTTGTGTGATGTAGCGTCTGGCTTAATGTTGTGACTAGTAACTTCATGCCATTGCCTCAGAAAAAGATCAGAGTTACAAGACGACATACCTGATTTTGCCTCAGAAAAAGTAGCCAATGAAGGCAAGTCACTGCATGCCTTAATCGCATTATCAGAAAACCAGTATGCAATTGGACTGCCGGGAATTTTCTTAACGTCAGCGGCAGATGCGCGATAAAACCAACCGCAATTTTTATTTTGAATTGCTTCAAGTGTCTTTGGTGCCTGCACTGCTGATCCACGAAAATCTGAGAGGCGGATATAACCACCTTTGAATTCAGGGCGATGCCTGTTCTCTAGGGTAAAAGTGCAAATCGGAACTGTTGCGCCATCAAACCCTGAGTATTCTAGCTGGATCAGCGATGTCAGGGTTTTGTGACTGATTAGGAAGCCGCGCAATTTCTCGTAGGATGAGATAAACATCCATACGAATGGGGTCATAAAGCCAAGCTGCCCTTTAGGCATGGTCAGAGCGCAATTTCTTAACATAAATGCCGAAAACAAGTCTGACTTCACATCGGCATAATTGTCCTTCAGCCACGCCGCCAAGCGTGGGTTCATATTTCCACCGCCCATATAAGGCGGGTTGGCAACTACCACATGATATTTCGGGCTGAGATAGTCGGTTTGCTTTAAGGCCAGCAGCACTTTTTGGTGGGTGGGCTGTAAGAACAGGTTTTGATCGAGGTTTTTGGCCAATAGCTCTTGCAGTGCTGCCCGAACATCCATTACCTCTGGCTGGATGAGTGAGCCAAAATTGCTGCACTCCTCGAACTGCTTCAGGGTGTTGATCAGCGGCTGGCTAAAAAGATCACGCCCCAGCTCATCGATGTAGGATTTCAGCTCTTCCGGGCTGAAAGCGATATTTTGCAGCACGCAGATGTTCGGCTCGATCTTCTTTTCCAAGAAGCGGCGGTTTTTCTCTCGCGCCTTCATGCTGAGCGCAAAGGCCGCCAGCGCACCGGCGCGTTCATCCAGCTCAATGCCGTACAGATTATGGCGCAGGATCAGTTCAGGGATCTCGGTCGCGTCATAGCCGCGCTCTTCATAAATGGCATAGAGCAGATCAAACGCATAGGTGAGCATGTGGCCAGAGCCGCAGGCCGGATCACAAATCTTGATCTCTTCCGGGCTAGAAATCTTCAGGAAGTCGGTTTCTGCTTCCTCTGGCGCAATGTAATAATCCATCTTCTGTGTAAGGGGGGAAGATGGGTTGTTGAGCATCCAAAGCCTGCCCAGCGAATTTTCTACCAGATAGCGCACGATCCAGTGCGGTGTGAAAAGCTGCGTGGCAGCGGGAATGTTATCTGGCGTGATCTTCTTTTTCTTCTTCTTCAGATCCTCAAATACCTGATCCTTCTTGGCGGAAATGTAGTATTGGTACAGCCAGCCGATAACCTCAACATCTTGGCAGGATTCCTGAGTCAACGTTTCGCGCACGGCGGAGAGGATGGAATTTTCCGATAGCAAATCTTCCGGTAGCAGTAGCTCGGTGTAATCCTCGATCCGCTCAAAGAGGTAAGGCATCGCGCTGTGGTAATGGTTGCAAGCGGCTACGAGCAGTTTGCGATAAGCCTCGGCTTGTGGGTTGCTAGCGGCATGGCTACCCGAAAGCAGTGCAAAGATATGCGGCGAACGCTTGGCATCCATGATGCGTTCATCGATATGTCCTTGCTTGGCTTCTGCGAGGATTTCCGGCTGCGTGGCTCCCTCAGCAGGTGAAACAATCCCAATCCGCGTATAGCGGTTGATGTCCATAAAGCGCAGGGCGCAGAAGCGGTTGAACCAAGTATAGGCAACACGATCCACAACGGCTTCTTTGGAAGTGGCGGCGATTTGCTTTTTTAGCTCTGCAACAATTTTTGCCTGCGCCCGAAGCTCTGCCGTATCGCTGTTAAGCACATACTCAAGGCGTGCGGCCACCTGATCGAGTAGATCGGCTCGCGCCTTGACAGCAAATTTCTTCAGTTTCCCTGTGTCCATCCCTTAAACCTGTACCTTCTTGCCTGCCTTAATTTCTTTAAGCAGCTCTTGTTTCATTTGCTTTGTGTATGCTTCCACATCTTCTTCGGTGCTGAGTAGCGCCTTTGAGAAATTGACTTTTACGCGGACGATTTCCTGTTTCTCAGCTGTTTTCTTAGTGTTCTCTGATCCGTGTGATTCCAGTTTAGCCAGCAGGTTGCTGTACTCTCCTGACTCAAAGCGCTGGAAGGCGCTTTCTATGACCGGGATAGAATCCAGCGATGCAATTTGCTTCGCTGCCACTTCAAAACTATGGGTAAATGCAGAACGCTCCGGCTCGCTGAATCCTGCAAATTTGTCTGAACTTGTGAGTTTGTCGCGTAGCGCCCGAAGATCTGCATCCTTTTGCGCCTTTAGCTGCTTCAAATATTCCACCAGTTTTTTGAACAAGAGGTCGTGCAGTTCTTTGACCCGGCGCATTTTGTCGCCTTTGAAGCAATCTTCTGAGTCCAGTATGCGCTTCAACTCTGCTGATTCCTCCCCATCAACATAGATGAAGTCGTGCTGGTGCTTTCGAGAAAACTCTTTTGCATCTGAGTATATTTTGCGTTTCTCTCCAGCCATAAAAGAGGAAATCGGCTGCAATATATGCTCTTTGGCATCAAGCAGATCATCACCGAAAGAACCCAGCTCTCTAATGTAGAAATCATAGGGTTTACCAATGATTCCTTGTAGCTTGGCTATCGATCCTTCAAGAATGCTAAGGAAGGGGAATTCGTGTTTTTGTGCAGCTAATTCTCTGATCTCAGATAGCTTGTCTTTCAGTTGCTGGGCTGCTTCAAGTGCCAAAGCCTTTCCCTCGCTGGATGAGGGAGGCTGATTAAAGAACTCTTCGTAGAAATCTTTTAACTGGCGTATTTGCGAGGCAGAAAATTCCTGCTGGGGCTTAAGCACCAAGTTTGCGTGGGCTTGGGTATTTTTCAATGCGTGCTCAAGCTCTTTTCCCTCAAGCGTATTGCTATCCAGCTGACATTCGATTTTTCCACGCGTATTAAGCTTTGCTACAGTGCAAGTGATGGCAGCCAGATACCATCCATAAGGTTTTTTCTCGAACTTATCTGTAAGCGTCTTTAGTGTTACCCTCACGCCCGCTTTCTGCTGCATCTGTATGTGTGAGAATATCTCCTGTTCGGCCTCATCCAAATTCGTGGCATCTTCAGAGAATAGGCTGTTCGAGGGATTGAGTGATTTTGAAATGTCTTCATCACGATATGTGATGTCTCGCAGCATACGCAACTGAGGATAAGTAGCTGTGATCAGCTCTTGGAAACCAAGAACAATTCTTGTTTGAGGATCAGAAGCGGATATATCAAGGTTGTTTCCCTGAGCGAACAGGGTTGCCTTTGATAATGAGTCCTTCACTGCTTTAAGAATCTCAGATTTTCTGTGGTTATTTTGATCTCTTTTATCAAAAAGAATCTTTTTGGTGCCATCAGACTGCGCTGTTCTCGTGTTTTGCTGAATGTATTTCTCTGTTTTCAGGTACATAGCAAGATCACGCAACAATCGATCATTTGAGCCCATGATTACCATCAGTTCGTCGCGACCAAGATTATGGCTTCGAAGCACATGCTGGTTGTCCGCATGTTCATAAAATGGACTGATTACATGGATAGTCAGTTCATAATCCCTGTTGCCGTGTAAGCTATCATCGAGTTTTCGAGCGAAACTGTAAGATTGTCCGTTTCTATCGTAACGAACTTTTCTTTCTCTGATCACCTCATCAAAAATGATTTTATTTAGCTCTTCCGCCTCGGCACCCTGATCAATCTCAGTATTCTTGATTTCTTGTTCAATGTCTTTTTCTTCATCGGTCAGGAATTCATAAAACTCGCCATTGCGCTGAATATAAGTTTCCTGCTCAAGCAGGCTAAGAGCCTTTTCAACTCTCTTTCTGAGATCAGGAACTTTCGCATCAATAGCGTCATGCATTAAAACGCAAATATTGCGAATTGAGGGCTTAAACTCCCTTACATATTTTACAAGGAACAGTGCCTTCAGAACTTTCAGAGCGAATTCGTCAGAGAGGTTGTTTTCTGCATTGAGAATAGATCTCTGGATTTGCGCTTTGAGAGCAGTTCTAATACCTTCAAACATTAGATCAAAGGTTGCTAAACCTCCAATCTCTGTATTCAAAAGCTGTTTTGCGACCTGCTGGAAGACGCCAAGCATTGAGCGTTCACCAACGGAAGAATGTCTCCCTTCAAACCCGTTATGGTTAGAAATCTGCTGAATAGCAGATTGGAAAAGCGTGAATTGATATGGAATAAATGGATAGGCGCTTACGAAATGTTCTTGATCCCGAAAATTTCTGTAGGTCTGAGATCCATCCGAGAAATCAAATAGCGTTTTGAAGTCATTTGAGTGCTTCGAATACAAAGAAATCAAGTTCGTTTGCGCTTGATCAGTTTTTGCAAGCAGTCTTTTTTGGATGACTTCCGCCACATCCTGACTGGTTAATTTCATTTTATTAGCGAACCTAGCCTGAATCTTGGAGAAATCGTTGGCTTGCTGCTTATTCATTTCTCCAACGACGTTATTCATATCCTCTTGCGCAGTTACAATAATCCAAGCGCGTCCTTTGCACTTTGTGGCAAGGCTTTCAGCAAGCGTCTGTAAATTAGTCATCAGCTTGATATTGTCTGCTATGTACTGGCCAACCTCATCGACAAAGAAGTTTAGTCGGAACCCTTCTGGTTTCGATTTAATGTAGTCCCAGACTTGCTCGGAGAAATCCTCGATTGAAAGCTTATAAAGAGCCCTATATTCGGAAAGGATATCTTTGATATTATCGTCTGGTTTCCCAGAGATCTTAGCGAATGCGCGATTTATATTTTCCGCTTCCAGAATTGTAGCTTCTCGACCTATTTCCCAAGCGTTTCCAGATATTTCGTTGTAGGTGCTTTTGAAGGTTTCGTACTGACCACGCTTATCGAGATCTCTCTCAAACTTTGCAATATGCGGCTGCTTTCCGTAGTATCCGCAGACCTCATCAAAAACTTTCACAAAAACGGACAGCAAAGCGTCAATTTCTGTTTTGCTAATTATATCAGCTTTTTGATCAATGTTGAATAATACGCTTTGCGATGGAATGGCTGCTGCTTTCTTAAGCTCAGCTTTCAATAACTCATCCTCGCATTTTGGCAGAAAAGCATCTAATACACTTTTACCTTCAATGGGCTTATTCTCTAATAGAAGTGACAGTATCTTTAGAAGGTGAGACTTTCCTGATCCAAAGAATCCAGAAACCCAAACACCATTAGCTGATGTTGGGTTATTATAAGCGCTCAAGAAATCTCCTAATCTATTAGAAACCTCCCGCGTTAAAACATATTCCTCAACTTCAACCCATAAGCTCTTTTCATCATCAGCCTTAATTACGCCTTCTATGGGGCGATCAACTTTTTTTTCAAAGATGTCTTTCAATAACATAGTGCCCCCTTAAACTTCGTACTGAAATATGTTGAATGCTCGGTAGTACTTATCATCTCTCAAGCGATTGAAGAGCTGCAAAACCGCACCATCTTCTTCGGAATGGTTATATCCTCCAGGGAAAAACATCAGAGTCGGCTGCTCTTTCGCTATTTTCTGTAAATTATTTAGAACGTTGTGCGACCTTATGTATGGGAACACTTCTCCTATTCCTGTCAGGAATAGGATTTGGAAGTCGGCGCCATCCATTTTTTTTGAGATTGCAGGAATCAGGTGTGCTTCTGCGTCCAGTACGCCCTGAAGAAGCTCCTTTAACTCTGCCTTTGAAATTAAAGTCTCTTTTTCTAAAATTTTATCCCATAGAGTGCGTGCCTTTAGCAGCTCAATCGTTAGATCGAACAAATCAATTTGTAGGACAGAAATATTCATTGTTTGCAGCTTTGAAAGAAGCTGCTCAACTATTCTAGCAACCTCATTTGCCTTAGCGGGGTCATAGGGACAGATAAAGAAAGGAACTTCATTGCCAAGCCCCTGTTTGCTTAGAAATCGGTTGCTCGATAGAACGCCCAGCAAATGATCATATAAGTTTTTTGCATGGTGATTCATGTCAATCTTCCTTTGGCCACTGTTGGCAAGATTTCAGCTAAAATGCCAGATTCCGTATCGAGAGCCTCCAGAACGCGTTTAGATACATTCACGGTGTAAAGATTACCCTCTTTGTCCGTAAAGCCAGCCTCACGCAGCATTCTAAAAATTACTTGTCTAATTTTTTGTTCACTGCTTTCTGACAAGGAATCGAGTTCAGAGTGCCATTGCGCCTTCTTGTTGAAGAATCTATCGTAATCCTCGTTCTTAATAGAAAATTTGAGAGCGCTTACATTCTCGTGAAGCACTTCTACTGCAAAGTCTTTAATGAACGGATAAGTCTCACAGATACTGTACCAAAGAATTTGGTTTTGTTCTTCGTCAGTGGCTTCATTTGCTAAATAGGAAAGTGTTTTATTGTTGAGTCTTTGAAGGCGCATTTTTAGTTCCCTGTACAGCCGCTTTGCCGAGCTGACTGTGCGGGTGCCTAAGATATTTTCTTGAAGAACCAACCGTTCAACATCTGGCCAGCACTGATTTTGGGCATAGGCATGTGCTAATGCTCTTGACTCAGGCTTCATAAGGCTGGCGGCAGTAAATGACATTGTATAGTTCTTGCTCTTAATCATTTGTTTTGCTTTGATTTTTAATCCAATCGTCTATTTCGCTCTTACGAAAGCGCCAAGCTCCCCCCACCTTAAAACCCGGTATCTTGCCTTCAGCTGCTAGTTTGTAAGCAGTTTTATCATTGATTTTAAGGTATTCGGCGACCTGCTTCATGGTCATGATGTCGCTTTCCATTTTCACCTTCCGATGGTTGTTAAGTTTCCGACAATAGAGAAACGGAGAGAAAAAACAAGAAAAAGGCTGAAGAATGTGGCATGTTTATATCATGGACTCAGGTAGGGCTCAGGTGGAGCCGGGATAGGGCTGCACATAGGGCTCAGGCGGTAGAATCCGCGTCCGTTAGTGTGGATCAGCTCCTTCCATTTGGGTTGATGGCGAAACACGTCGCGCATGATCATGGAATTGGAACCGGCATTCGATAGTAGCGTTTTGCCATGCACCCACGGGTTATCCGTGGCGCTGGCTTCATAGAGCTGGCAGATAATGGCGGCCTGTATCTCGCCGAAGGTGAATTGCAGCCCATCCAGCCGCACAAAGCGGAAGCCGTTCTGATAGCTGAAAAGCGCCTGTGTCCGGGCGGATGACGTGGCGCTTACTTTGTGTACACTAATCACCTTGCATGGCTTACTGGCCACCAGATGATATTCGCGCTCGAACTGGCGCAGATCGTCATTCAGGATCACCAGATCAGCGTCACGGAACTCGATTTTGTTCAGACTTTCGACGATCTGCAAATAGGTGTTGGGCAGATTTGTCTGAAATTTCCGACGCTCGACTGATCCGCGAGAGAAGATAATTCGGCAGGATTCCGGCATTAAGCGCACATATCCTTCGAGTGGCTGGGCGGGGGAGCGGGTGGCGCTATCGGGGCTGTGTTCGGTGATCGTGTAGGCAAAGGTCGAGGGAACCCATGCCGAAGCATGAAGTTTTCCCGCGACAATGGCATGCTGAACTTCCTCCAGTGTTGCTGCCCAACGCCTTGCCGCTTGCTCCAATGTGTAATACTCCCGTTCCGGAAATGGCATACCAGCCTCCCGATTTTGCTTGCTAAATTATGCTTTTATATGCCTCTTGATTTGTGTACAGTATATTGCTAGGAAGCGTCAACTGCATTGACAACCTACGAGGGAATTTCGCGTGGCGAAGACATCACACGGCGGTAAACGCAAAGGTGCCGGACGGCCAAAAGGCAAAGGACCACACGGCGAAGCAACGAAACCAATCCGCATTCCGCTCAGCATGATGGGGGATGTGTGTAGGTTTGTGCAAAACCGTGGTTACAAGGTGCCGCTTTATTCCTCCCGTGTCCCGGCTGGCATCCCGACGCCGCTGGAGGATCATCTGGATGATACGATTGATCTCAACGAGCTGATGATCAAGAACCCTGATTGCACCTATCTCGTGCGCGTGACGGGTGACTCGATGATTGATGCAGGCATCCGCGAGGATGATGTGCTGGTGGTGGATTTAGGCAAAACGCCAGAACATCGCGATATTGTGATTGTGTCCGTGGACGGCGAACTGACCGTAAAGCGCCTCTATCGCCAGAATGGTGACATCATGCTGGTGCCAGAGAATCCCGATTACGAGCCACGCCTGATCAAAGAAGGCGAAGAACTCAAGGTGCATGGGGTGGTTACATTCATCATCCACCCGGCGTCATAAGTCCACGCCCAGCCCTACCTCAGCCCTAAGCGACACCTAGGCAAGCCCCACGCCAGCCCACCCATCGTTCGTGCAGCTTCGTGTTTGAACAGTTCAAACAACGGAGGCACACCATGAACGATTCACGATCCCCTATCTCACGCTTTGAGGAACTAATGCACATGACGGAGCAGGCACTGCTCCGGATGGATCTGGATGAACTGATCCATTACCGAAAGCTCGCCAACAGAGAGTTTCACCTCTCCCTGACTGCGATTCGGGCGCTCACCACAGCCATCACCAGAAAATTGGAAGCGCAAGGCAATGACAATGCCAGCGACGCATAGGTTCCCCATGACATCCATCGAATGGTACAGGGTGTATCACGGCATGCCGGAAGACGCCAAACTCAAGGTGATTGCCAAGCGCAGCCAGCAGCTGATGACGCATGTGGTGACGGTGTGGCTGTGCGTGCTGGATGCCGCCTCGCGCCACAAGACACGCGGCACGGTGGAAGTGGATTCCGAGCAGATCGCGGTGGTGCAGGACATTGACCAGAAGATCGTGGAGCGGATTCTGCAAACCTTCCGCGAAAAGGGCATGATCAATGAGCAAAACCGTGTAACCAGCTGGGAAACGCGGCAGTATCTCAGCGATAAGGAACGCGCCCAGAAATACCGCGACGGCAAAAAACAGGACATCACGGAGAATCACGAAGCGTCACACGCCGTCACGGAGCGTCACGCCGAATCACCAAAAAACGTGAAATCCGCACCAGATACAGAGAACAGAAAGCAGATTACAGATTCAGAGGACAGATCATCAGATTCCAGAACAGATACAGAGAAAGACGCAGATAAAAAAACAAATTCAGATAAAAAAATCAGAGCGAGAGCAGAAAAGAGAGAGCGCGAGAGAGAAAAACAGACAACCGGTGGATTAAAAAACCAGAGTGGTCAGATCCTAGAGCAGATGCTCGACATCTGGAATGCAGAGGTGCAGAGCAAGCTCACACCGGGGCAGAACGCAAAGCTGACGACCAAACGCAAAGAGCAGATGACCCTGCGGTGGCTGGAAGATTTCCAGCAAAACATCAGAGCGTGGCGCTACTACTGCGAGATCATCGGCGCTTCAGAGTTTTGCCTCGGCAAGATTGCAGGCAAGAACTGGACGATTGATCTCAGCTGGGCAGTAGAATCCAGCGATCATGTGGCCAAGATTCTCGAAGGCGGCTTCTCCGGTGGCAAGCACCCGGCACCGCCACCGGCCTGCAATGATCCGCTGCTGCAATCAGGCTGGGATCATGTGCTGGCCTGCTTCACCGACAAATTCGGCAAGGCTGCCTGCAAAAGCTGGCTATCCAGCACCGCCGTGCGCGGCGCGGAAGTTCGGGGCGATGGCGCCTGCGTGATCATCACTTGCCCGAACCGCTTTGTGCGCGAATGGCTCACCACGCACTACCTGCCGCACCTGAAACTATGGTGGGCGGAGCATAGCTATCAATCACGCCGCATTACGGACGTGGCGCTGGTCACGCGGGAGGTGCAGCCATGAAGCATTGGACAGCGATTGACGTTGTGAAGCGTTTTGAAAGCGCAGTGTACACGCTGAAGCGCCTGCCGCCGGTGCGGGTGATGGGCTACAAAACACAGTGGCCAGCCGTCATGCTTACGGAAGCAGAGAAACTTCAGGCCGATAAGCTGCCGCTTCGCCTCGGACCACCATCGGCGCAGGCGATTGCCGAGATGGAAGAAACCATCCAGTGGATTTTCTTCCTCGATGACGAAATCGACCGCCGCCTAATTTGGCTGCGTGCGGCCAGAGTGCCGTGGAAGCCGATTGCCAAGCGTTTGGGCTACTGCCGTACCACGCTGCATTATCGCTATCGTGTGGCGGTTTATATGATCACCGTGCGCCTGAATTCAGCACAGGGAGGGCTTCCCCGTGTTTGAACATCTTAGCACTAAACACAGTGAACAATTTTCTGTATGTTACATGGAAAGATCGCGAGAGGTGCGTCAGAGCACTTCCTTTAGCACAGCGATCTCTTCTCTTGCGATGTGTTCATATGTCGGGGGATGAGATGATCACAGATCTCTCTCCCTATCGGCAGTACGTTGATCAGTTTGATCTCACGGAGGAGGAAAAGCTCGAATTAGTGAATGCCGTGTGGATGCTCGTAGATAATATCTACGACTATCACCTTGGCATTAACCAGCTGCTTTTATTGAACAAAAGAGACAAAAGCAGCGTTGATTGCGAGGTGCCACCTGTTATCGTTGACGATGTAACCTTTTCTAATCCCTAAGAAATGGAGGCATCGCATGAAAAAGAAGGGCACAAACAAAGCCGTCATTTATTGCCGCGTATCATCGCCCGACCAAGTGAAAAACGGCCACGGATTAACCTCGCAAGAAACCCGCTGCCGCGAGTTTGCGAAATATCGCAATCTCGAAGTGGTGGAGGTTTTTCATGAAGAAGGTATCTCAGGCAGTCTGATTGACCGACCAGCCATGAAGCGAATGCTGGCATATTTGCGCCAGCACAAGAATCAGCAAATCATTGTGCTGATTGATGATATTAGCCGCCTCGCAAGAAGCCTGAGAGCGCACATTGAGCTGCGTATGGAAATTCAGCACGCCGGTGGCGTTCTGCAATCGCCCTCTATCGAATTCGGCGAAGATTCCGACAGCCAGCTGGTGGAAAACCTGCTGGCCAGCGTGTCGCAGCACCACCGACAGAAAAATGCGGAACAGGTTTATAACCGTATGCGTGCGCGGATGCTCGCCGGTTACTGGATCATGCGGGTGCCGAAGGGTTACAAAATGGAAAAACGCTCCGACGGCAAGGTCATGGTGCGCGATGAGCCGGTGGCGTCCATCATTCAGCAAGGGCTGGAAGGGTTCGCGTATGATCGGTTTAGCTCGGTGGTTGAGTTAAAAGCATTTTTTGAGAGTCAGCCGGACTTTCCGAAAGACCGTAAGGGCGAAGTGCATTTTCAGCGCGTGATCGATATGCTGAACCAGCAGCTCTATTCTGGCTATTATGAATATGCGCGGTGGAACATTGGGCTATTGAGGGGGAAGCATGAACCCATTATCAGCTTCGATATTTACAACCGCATACAGGATAAGCTCCACGGCCGCATGAAAGCGCCAGCGCGGAGAGACATTAACGAGGATTTCCCATTGCGCGGCTTCGTACTATGCGATTGCTGCAACACGCCACTAAAGGGCTGCTGGTCGATAGGTCGAAACGACAAGTATCCGTACTATCTCTGCCACACCAAAGGCTGCGAGCTTTATGGCAAATCCATCAAGCGCGATGATCTCGAAGGAGACTTTGAGGCACTGCTGAAGGAAATTACGCCATCACCCGTCATGGTGAAGCTGGTCGAGGATGTGGTGGAGCGTGCCAAGGACATCAAACTCGGCAGCTATGAAGAGATCCGCGCAGGGCTCATGAAGGATCGAAAGCTGGTGGATCACAAGATTCAGCAATTTTTGGATCGCATCGTGACAACCGATAGCGCCATTCTGGTTGCCACCTATGAGAAACAGGTCAAGCAACTGGAGAACCAGAAGGCCGTTATCGACGAGCGTTTAGAAAATTGCGGGGTGGTGGATGAGAGTTTTGAGAAGGTGAATAGAACCGCCCTCGAATTTTTAGCAAACCCGCACAGATTCTGGCGTATGGCGGATTTAACGGGCAAAAGAATCGTCCTCAAGGCCGCTTTTGCCAAACAAATCGCATACAAGAAGGGAGTGGGATATAGAACCGCCGCTCTCTCGCTGCCATTCTCGGTTTTACGGGATTTTGCTGACCCTAAGTCAGGTTTGGTGGAGCTGAGCGGGATCGAACCGCTGACCTCTTGCATGCCATGCAAGCGCTCTCCCAACTGAGCTACAGCCCCATTTCCGGAAAATCGCAAGACGGGAATTATTCCCAATTCCGTTC